TTGAAAGTTTGTTCGATTGATTCGATGGCAAAGTTAGTATATCTACGATAAGTAACTTTCCAGAAAGTAATTTGAGGATTACCAGTAAGGTAAACATCTTGAGCTCCATAAGCGACGAGTTGCATTAAGCCACCTCCCATTTTATAATATGGCTAAAGAAAAAATTTTTGAGAAATTAAATTAATTAATTATTAAATTAATTTAATTTTATTTTTTATCTAAGAAAAAATTTATTTAGATCTAAATTGGTTTTCATAAATTTCATTAAATATGTGTCTTCTAGTACTTCCTTTTTACCTTCATAATTTTTTGAGAATACATAAGAATCACCTCGTTTTTTTACAGACCATCCTTGCTCTATGGAATTAAAAAGTAAAAGCATTTTTTGAAATTTAATGGCGTCAACCTTTAAATCTTCATTTTCTAAATCTTTTAAGGAGTCTAGATTTATTTTAAATTCCATTAAAGTATTTCTATAAAAGTTTAATTATTTTTAAACTTATTATGTATTTGTAATTTTTTTCTATAAAATTTAGAATAATGTAGTTCTTCTTTTTCAAGATTATTTAAACTGCTTTTTACAATCTCTCCATTATCATTTGAATAATATATATTTTTAATCCTATATCCCTTCTTTTCAGGTAATATCTTCATAGTTTGAATACAATTAGCACAAGGCTTCGAATTTTGTAACTTATTATTTTTTGAAATTCTTATAACCAGTAAATTGATTGGTTCTAATTTCTTATTTCTCTCTAATGGTTTAAGCTTATTAATAGCATCGTGTTCAGCATGAATACCAGCTTCATTTCCATTACTATCACCCATCCTATTAAATCCAAAACTTAAAATATTAGCCTTTTTCAAAACGTTTTTGTTTGCCTTGTAAAAGACATGAAGCGTGATTATAATTTCCACACAAACAAGATGAAATCTGTGATTCTCCTTTTTCAAATGAAGAAATATCAGAATCAGATGGTAAACAGAATCGCTTCAAAAACAAAGTATCAAGTATTTGAGTCATTTTATATAATTGTTTAATTTATAAAATTATATTTAAATGATTTCAATTTTAATTTTGTGGCAAATTAAAATAAATAATTTCTCTATATTACAAATTAAATAAATTTTATTTAAAATATTAAAAGAGTTATGTTGTCTTTTAAACCGAAATCGAATAAAAAGATAAAATTCAACAAAAAATCCGCAGTTACACTTGATATAAAACATAAAGAGTTTTTACATGAATTTTCACAAGATGAAGACACTATTTTAGACTATAAATATCAAATACAAAATTTGAAGAAAAAATTAAATCAGGAAAATGAAAGTCTCTCTATAGAAGAAAAATTAGAAATTAATGATAAAATAATAGATTTAAAAGAAATAATAAAACAAACACAAAATAAAAAGAAAGAATATTTACTTGATAACTCAAAATATATTTTTGAGTATTTTGAAAATAAAAAAAATATTTCAACTGGTGTTAAGTGTGATACAAATAATAAATCAAATGCTATAAATAAATTTTTTAAAATAAAAGAAGAAATAGATAATGAAATTAGTTCAATCCAAAATGATAATAATAATATTGTCTTAAAATATTTAAGTAATGTTAGTGATGATTTTTTAGATATTAATAATTTTGTATATCAGACAGATATATGTCAAGTTTGCCACAAGGGTGAACTAATACCTCTTGAAGAAGAAGGTATAATGGTTTGTAATATATGTTCAAGAAGTATTCCATATTTAATAGAAAATGAAAAACCTTCATATAAAGAACCTCCAAAAGAAGTATGTTTTTATGCTTATAAACGTATAAATCATTTTAAAGAAATATTGGCACAATTTCAAGGCAAAGAAACAACTCAAATACCTTTGGATGTTATTGAAAATATTAAATTACAAATTAAAAAAGAGAGAATTGAATTATCTGAAATAACAAACACAAAAACAAAAGAAATTCTAAAAAAATTAGGCTATAATAAATATTACGAACACATACCATTTATTAAAGATAAATTAGGAATTAAACCACCAATTATGTCTCCTGAATTAGAAGAAACATTATGTAATCTTTTTATTGAGCTACAAGCTCCTTATTCAAAATTTTGTCCAGATGATCGTGTTAATTTTTTAAATTATTATTATACAGCATATAAGCTTTGTGAACTTTTATGTGAAGATAAATATTTACAACATTTCCCAATGTTAAAAGATCCAGAAAAAAGAATGGAACAAGATGTTATATGGAAGAAAATTTGTCAAGAATTAGATTGGGAATTTATACCAACTATTTAATATTAACATATACCATGTTCTCTAAAAGGTAGTAAAACTAATAATTCAAAAGCAAAATATAACATAAATGAATTTACGGACCAACACCATAATGTTCCTAATTAATTATACGAGTAATAAGTAATCATTAATAATGCTATTGTGTATGATAAACCTAAATAGTGCTTATTTACAAATAAACTAAAAAATAAAAAGAATAACCAAAAAAGGAAAAATACTCTATTATAACCAGTATCAAGATCAAACCAATCCTATTTAAGATGACCATTTTTCGCAACATTTGTTTTGAATTCTTTTTTATTTAATTCATAAATAAAATATGAAAAAGCTAGTATAGAGTAAGTTAACAACATTTTATTTCTTAATGGTATTTCTTTAATCAACATTAATGATGTTATTGGTTGTGTAAAAAGTAATAATTGTCCCAATGTTGAAAATATTCTATTTAATAATTTATTATTCAAATTTCTCCATAAAAAAAATTCAATTAACTACATTGTAAAAAACGACATCATAAAAATATAAGCATAAATGCTATCAAATAGTAGTATTTTGTAATTAGAATACTTATTATTAACAATAATACAAATGTACTAAACAAAAATGTATTACACCGACCAAAAAGAAAAATGAGACAAAAACAACTTAAAGATATTCTAATGTAATAAACTGTGTCGTAAGGCATCTTTGGATGGAGCAGAACCTATATTCCTTCTTATGCCTTTTCATAGCATTAGGGATATGGTTTTTAGTGGTTTAAAAATTTTAATCTGTAATGAAGTCCCCTTATTATTTCATATGATAATTGAGTAATAATTTGCTTATCTAAACTTGTATTAGTAAGATTTCAATTCCAATAATTCTAATGTAAGGTGAAATAATATTGTATAACAAAAGTTTCCAACCGCTTATAAAGCTGTCAAATGGAAATATGCCCAAGATTTTTTTTTATAGAAAATGTATAGGGTGCTTTTATATCACCATTAAGAAATTTGTCTCATTTTTCTTTTTGGTCGGTGTAATAGAAACATATTGGTTCCAACACATAAATTATTAGTTTATTATAATTTATGTAGTTTTTAATTAGTTGGTTTGTACGGGAATAATTTCAACATATTAGTATTATAAATCGAGTAATTAGGGACATTACTATTAGCCCCTACTCCATTACCAAAACACATTCCACCTCTTTGTTTATGTCTACGTGTTTTTCTTCCTTTTTTCCCGCGTTGTTTTTTAGTGGTTCTACGACGTCTTCTTCCACCAAATTTATCATCAGATTCACTGGTTGTATATCCAGACATTCTACTTGAATTTAATTCATCTAAATCCATAGTTCCTTGAGATTGAAATGATTCATCTAAATTATGTGGATCATCAGGAGCATGTGGAATAGCATCAAATTGTTGTGTATTAGGATTTTTAAAAATATGTTCATTTAATAACTCAATGATAACTTGTTCAGGAATATCACTAGAAGAACTGCTATGTTGTATAGTGTATATTTTCTGTATAATTTCATTATAAGTAACTCCTAGTTGTTGTAAACTAGAGATTTGATTTGGACTAAATTCATAACTTTGTAATTGTTGTAATTCTTGTTCAGTAAATGTACCTCCTTTCATTGTTCTACGTCTATTTCTTCTTTGTCTTTTATGTCTAGTATGTCGTTTCACCATAATATATTATTATTAGATTTAAATATATTATGTTATTTAGAATCCACCAGGGAATTTAACTAGATTGGCTCCGATACCAAAACCAGCACCTGATCTAGCTGTTACACCCATGGATGGAACATAAGTATCAAGAATGCTAAATGTGGCAGCAGCAGTTAAAGCAATTAATACAATTTCCTCAATATTCAAGGAACGTTTAGGAATAGCATAAGCAGCAATAGAAACCATCAAACCTTCAACAAGATACTTGATAATTCTCTTAACAAGTTCACTAACGTTTATTAATCTGTTCATTATATTAAATGTTAAGAAAAAATTATTATTGCGATAAAAAACTTAAAAATAAATAATTTAATTAATTAAAATGGATTGTTCTAAATCTAAGCAATCTAAAAAAGGTGGTTTTGAGAGAAAACAACAAAATGGAAAGGAAAATCCTAAATATGTTGATTTGTTAGAAGAAGATAAGCCTATAGCTAATCAAAAATTTGTATGTATGTCTTTTTGTTCACCCGAAAAAATCCTAAAGCAAAAGGAAATTTTCTTTTTTGAAGAATTCCTAAAGAACTGGGAGTTTAATAAATCTATGGAAAAGTTTTTACAGTTTATAAACTTTATTTCATATAAATATAATGTATCATTTGAAGATCTAAATAAGGATTTTAAAGATTTTGTCCAAGAAGAAAAGGATAATTTAGCTAAAACAAATTTATCAGATGATTATAAAACATATTTAGACAATCATGAAGATGAACTTCAAAAGAAATTTGATATTGAAAATAATTTCCAAACAAGCACTAGAGGATTAAAAATAAGAGGTTCTTATCCAACTCAAGAAGAAGCAGAATTAAGATGTAAAATGTTGAGAGAAATTGATCCTTATCATGATATCATGGTTGGACCAGTTGGTATGTGGATGCCTTGGGACCCAGAGGCTTATAAGACAGGTCGTGTTGAATACATGGAAGAAGAATTAAATCAATTAATGCATGAGAAACAAAAGAATGAGGATAATGCTAAACAAGCATTTGAACAACGTGTTAAGGAAACAAAACAAAAAGCTATTGAAGAAAATATTAAAAATGCTGAAAAATCTGGTAATACTTTGTCTCAAACTATTGACGAAAAGGGAAATTTGATTGGTGTGAATAATGCTAGTACTCAAGAGTTTACATTAGGTGAACAGGAAAATATTTCAACTGCTGATATTTGTAAGGAATTATTTGAAGGTGAAAATATTGTTGTCGGAAAGAGTGATTATGGTCAAAGTCAATTAAAATCTGGACCATTTGCAAAAAAATAAAGTTTTAAATTAGTATTTAAAAATTAAATAATATTACAATTATGAAAATTTGTTATATTATTTCTACTTGTGATAAATACTTAGATACACGTGTTAAATATCAGATGGAGTCATTTTTAAGTGATGTCGATAAGAATGATATTTTTTATTTGACATCAAAAATGAATATTGAAAAAAGACATTTTGGGTGGAATTGTATGGATGATTCACAAAATATAACTTGGAAATACATTTATTTTATTAAAAATATGAATAATATATTAGATTATGATTGGTATATATTTCCAGATGATGATACATTTATTTTTATTGATAGATTAAAAAATTTATTAAATAATTATAATAAAGATGAATTATATTATATTGGAAATGAACTTGATCATATTAAAAAAGAGTTTTGTCTTTATATGTCTGGAGGAGGAGGATATGCGATATCAAATGGATTATATAAATTAATTTATAATTATATTAATGAAATAGGAATAAATAATGCTTATTATCCATTAATTAATCTTAAAGAACAATTTTGTGATGATTTATGTATTGGTTTATGGATTAATGAACTTAAAACTAAACACAATATTAATCAAATTGATAATAAAAATTTTTTAATAGATCCACATAAAAATGAAGATGAATTAGATAAGGTTATAACAATACATAGAACTATGACTGAAGAAGCTAACAAATTTTATTATAATATATCAAAACAAAATAAAGAATTTAAAAAAGATACAGCATTTGTTCTAGTAACAGATTTAAATTATTTTACAAAATCAAAACGTACTATTATTGATTTAAGATCAAAAGGTAATTGGACTGGTGATATTGTTCTTATTACAATTGATTTTACGTTAAATACAAATTTTAAAAATTTTTATAATATTATTGATCTACATTTTGAGCCTATTGACAAATCACAACTCTTAAATAAAATAGGTGAACAAGGTTTTTCAAACTCAGATAAAAGAGAAATCACAAAACTAAATCAATGGGAAAAATTACACGTATTTGATGATTATTTTATGAAATGGGATCGTATTGTATTTTTGGATGCTGGATTACGTGTATTAGATGATGTTAAACATTTATTGGAATTAGATTACAAAAATAAAATACTTGCACCAAAAGATGGAAGATATAATAATTATAATTTATTTAAATGTCAGCTAAGTTATGACAATTTAGATATGATAGAAAAAGTAAAAAGAGATTTTGGAGAGAATATTTTAAACGATATGTATTTTTTGAATTGTATATGGATTTATGATACAAATATTTTAAGATTATGTGATAAAAATCAAATGATAGAAGCGATGAATACTTATACTTTATGTAGAACTAATGAAATGGGAGTAATGAATCTTTTATTAAGATTTAAATATAATTTATGGAAACCTTTTCCTGTAAAGATTTCATCAGGAAAATTTTTATTTGATTGGTGTGAATTAAACAATTCGAATACAAACTGGAGAGATTATTGTTTAATTAAATATCCAGTTACTATCTCATTTGATGATTGTTAAATAACACTATAATAATAATCATTTATTATATTTTTATTTTTAATATATCTACTCATTTTAGCAGAACAAATGCCTTCCATTTCTGCTGCTTTAGCTATAGTATCCCATGTTGCTAATAATTCATTAGTATCTTTTTCCCTCTTATATACTTTTTTACCAGTTGATGATGAAAATTTTTGTTTTTGAATATATGGAATTTTTAAAGATATTCCATAATAACCCTCATTTGATTCACCATCAACCCAAACTGTAGCTTTTAATGTATATGGTGATTCGTTTAGGTAAGTTTTGAGTTCTTTTATATCATTTTCAGATAATTCTTTATTAATACTTATTTTCCATTTTTGATATTCTTGTAATAATGTTGAATTTAATATCTTTCCACAATCAGAAAATTCGCAAGCATTAAAAATAAAAGTTTCCACATCTGAATTATTTGAATTTTTTTTATAGTCAACCGATTTCAATTTAATACCAATGTATCCATGATTACCATCAATTCGTTTTGGTTTAAATCTTGTATCTAAATAATTTTTAAGTAAATGAAATACTTCTTTAGTTGGTTTAACTTGGTTCCATAGACGATATCTTCCTTCTAAATTTACAGATAATTCTTGAACATCTGGTCTAACGATACATATTTCATTTATAAACTGATTAATTTTTTTATTCATATCATCTTCTGGTAACAAAACATTTTGATAAACAGATGTTTCATTTTTCTTAATAGTGTCAATTGTTTTTTGTTGTTTATCCATTTTTTCCCTCAAATTATTTATTTCAAGAGTTTGTTCTAAACAATTTTTTTCAAGTAATTTTATTTTTTCATTTAATAAGTTATTTTCTGTCTCTAATTCTTCATTACGTTTTGTAAGTTTATTAAAGTTTTCGATGCTATAAATCTTAGTTTGGATTATTTCTTTTATAATTTTTGTTAATTTATCAATAGTAAAGATGTCATTATAAGCAATAATTTCAGTTTTATTTTTATCGTTAATTTTAATTGTTCTTAATTGATGCTTAATTTTTGGATGTGATTTAATGAGATTTTCTATTTCAACTTTATTATGAACTCTAAATGCATTTTTTAGATTAAAATTATTATAATGCTTATGATGATAAGAAACTCTATTTGATAAATCATTAGTATGGCCGAATTTAATTAATTTCTCTCCATTTTCATTTGTATTATCAATAGTTCCAAAATAAATGCATTCAGTATTAACAGGAAATTGGCTTATCAATGCTTGTTCTACTTCTTTTTGTTTTTCATTAATGACTTTATCTTTATTTTGTAATTGTAATTTTAATTGATTACATTCTTCATCTATAGTTCCTTGTAAAATTTGTTCTAATTTCATATAATATTCATGAATTTCATCAGCTTTTTTAGTTTGAGATTTTAAACAGAATTTTTTAAATGTATTAATATTCATCATAAAAATTTCTTTATTATGACCACCATGAGATTTTTCATCTTGCTTTCCCATATGGGAAAGCAACTTTTTATAATCGTTGTCTAATTTAAAATGATTTTCTAATAAAATTTTTGACTTTACTTTTGATTAAATCCTAACCATTTCCATACATTATCTAAGTCAATAACAAAATCTTTTACTGGGTCACAATTCAAATAACAATAAAAACTTGATAAAAATAATTGTTGCTCAAAATCTGAAAAATTTGCTTTAATTTTTGACAATAATTTAATATTATAATCATTTGATAACTTAGTTATCGGGTTCTCTTCAATCAGTTTAACAATGTCTAATTGCTCCATTTACTATACATTAATAATAGCGTAGTCTTTAAGTTATGGTTAATATAATTGTTTTTGTTTTAAAAAGCAAAAGCAAGTTTTAAATACTGCTTTCCCTAAAGGAGGAGCAAAATTTACCACTTAGTAGTCTTTTTGACACTAATTTTAGGTCCAGCACCTCTCTTTTTACTCTTAGAAGGGTCATATTGTTCTTCTTGTGCTTCATCAGGTAATCCTTTAGATAATTCCCAGAATTCTTTTGAACCAAGACGGAAATCATTATGGTTATCAGCTTTATACCAGAAGACTTGGTCTTGAAGTTTATTGGATTTTGAGTTATTGTTAATAACAAGACACTCATAATTTTCTGTACATTGATCCATTACTTGGCAAAAGGACTCAAATGTTGGAAACATACCAGCATAATTGTCATATATTCGTTTTCTATTTGCAATGTAATTTTCTCTCAAAATAAAAACATAATCTATGTTGGTTCTCAGTGTGGGAGGAATGCCTAAAGGATATTGCATTGTGATGACCAACATGATCTTCCAATGTCTCCCGTTCATGAAGAGAAGACGCATTAATTTATCGCGAGCCCATGTATTGTCATATAAACAATCATCTAATATAACAAATGCTCTAGGATCAATTGATGAACGTTTATAAGTTTCCATTTCTTTTTTAACTTGATTTAATACAGTTCTCTGACGCTTTAAAATGTTTTCAATAATAGCGGAATTATATTCATTATGTATAAATAATTTTGGCACCATTTTACCATAAAAGCCATTACCTTCTTCTGTTCCTGATATAACAGTTCCAATAGGAATTTCTTGTTGATAATATAATAAATCTCTTACTAAAAATGATTTACCGGTATCACGTTTACCAATTAGTACCACAACAGGTCCTTTATTTTCAGTTGCTTTAAATTGAATACTTTTCATATCAAATTTTTTTAGCTCTAAACTCATTTCTATAATATTTTAAAAAGAAAATAAATACAAATTAAACGCTATTATATTTTTCCTAAATCAAACGAATAAATTTAATATTAGAAAGCTTTTAGAAATATCATTAAAGATATTGTTCAAATAATTAGTTAAAAACACATTTAATTTATATTTTAATTGACTAAAGATGATAAAAATCAATTATCAGAAAAGGAAAAATACTGAGCTTTTTAAGCATTTTGAGGAACCAACTTCACTTTTTCTCTCAAATACACAAAACTATATACCTATTTATACCAGATTTTTTAGTTTGAATGATAATAATTATAATAGTATTAATCTAAACAATAAATGGTATATTTCAAATATAAATACAGAAGGGAATGTTGAAGATAATGATAATCTTTTTATATGTAGAATAAAAAATATAGATACAAATAAGGTTAAGGATAAAGAAGTATTCTTTAAAATGGCACCTTTATTAGATCCATATAAGTATATGATTGGTAAATATGATATTTCAAATCCAAAATTATTTAATCTGCCTAAATTAAATTCAAACGAAGAAGATTGTAATTTAAAATTTATAGATCTAAATAACTCAGCTTATGTTGATGGATTATTTTTATTTTTATCAAGTCAATTAAGACATACATATAAGTTTATACATGGGGTCGAATATTATGGTTCTTTCTTAGGTATTAAAAATGAGTTTAGAATAAATGTTTTTGATGATATTGATTATTTAAATAATTCTGATTTTTTTAATAAAAATAAGAATATATTGTTTAAAATAGACGATTATGAATATTTATTTCAACAAGAGAATACAAAATTAAAACCACTAATAATTGGTAATAATATTAGTTTAAATTCTTTAAAATCTGTTGATGGTGAAATGTTTGATGATGTTTTTGATGAAGAAAATAATTCAATTGACTTAAATGAATTAAAAGATTTATCATTAGATTTAGTTGATATTACAAGTCATCCTTTAATAACAGAACATAATGTAACTTTAAAATCAAATTCAAGTTGTTCATCACGTTCTTCCTATACAAATGATGGTGATTTAGCTGATGATGAATGCGAAGAATGTGATCAAAATGGTGAAGTATTTGACTCTGGTTCTGAAAAAGATAGTGATGGTTCAAAAGATTCAAAAAATGAATTAAAACAAGATGATGAATGGGATGAAGAGGAGAGAATAAATGTATTTATACCAAAATTTCCAGTTCAAATTATTGGAATGGAATATTGTGAAAATACTTTTGATGATTTAATTTTAACAAATGAATTAACAAATGAAGAATGGTATTCAGTATTTATGCAAATAATAATGATACTTATTACATATCAGAAAGCTTTTAATTTTACTCATAATGATTTACATACAAATAATGTTATGTATAATCAAACTGACAAAAAATTTTTATATTATTATTATAAGAAAAAATACTACAAAGTTCCAACATTTGGAAGAATATTTAAAATAATAGACTT